AAAATGATGGAAGATATCTCAAGAGGTTTTGCAGAAAGACCAGAAGATGAAAGACCAGATTACTTGAATGTGGAAGAAACAGCAGATTTATTAAGAGTTTCTACTCAAACGGTTTATAATATGATTAAAAGCGGGCGATTAAAGGGAACAAAATTTGGAAGAGAATGGAGATTTCTAAGAAAAAATCTTGAGAGTTTAATTCAACCTGACCAAGCAATTACTGTTCGGAATACATCTGCTCAAAATTATGAGAAAGATAGTGCAATCTTAGATGCAATTCGAAAGAAGAGAAATGTTCATGAATAAAATTCAAGCTTTAGCGAATGAAATGAAACAATTTTTTTCACCTCAAACAGTTACAAATGTATATAGTATATGTGAGCAATTAGAAATTGAAATTGTGGAAGCTCTTATACAAGCCGATGCATATTTTGAATGTGAAAATGGAAATAGAAAGGAGATATTTATGTCGAAGATACCAACATATACGGAAAAGGCGATTAAGAAGTATGACGCTAAATTTGATAGAGTCTCTATATTGCTACCTAAAGGCACTAAGGAACGAATTAAAGCACTCGCAGGTAAATCCGTAAGCTCGTTTGTCTCACAAGCCGTAACAGCCGAATTAGACCGCATAGAGAGCCATTCTTAGAAAATAGCATGGCAATAATTAGAGAAGAACATGGAAATGCTCTTCTCTTTTTTTATGCCACAATTTAGACATAAGGAGATGATGTTATGTTTGACGATGAAGTAAGAGAACAAATATTCGCAAAAAGAGAGTTACAGAAAATCGACCTAATGACATTATCCCTTGTCATTAAAGCGATAGAGGAAGTTTTGGAGGAAAACAAAGATGAACATGCCGTATCAGCAACCAATGATGAATTATACACCTAATTATGGAGCGTATCAGTACAACCCAATGGCGAGCTATCAGAGATACCAACAGCCGGAGCCGACACAAGGTATAAGTGGCAGAGTAGTACAGGCAGTTGAGACTATTAATCCCAACGAGGTGCCGATGGATGGCAGTGTAGCATTTTTTCCAAAACAGGATTTAACGGAGATATATGCTAAGAGCTGGAATGCTGACGGAACAATACGCACATTGACTTTTAAGCCGGTTTTAAATGATAAGACAGACATTTTATCAGGTGACACAGAAAAACTTGAATTTGACCTATCAGAGAAAGCCACAGAGGGTATTATGACAAAGCTCAACGAACTATCTGAGAAGATTGAGCAATTATCTTTAGGAGCGCAAAGAAAAACTTCACGAACACAAAGTAAGGAGAGTGAAAAAGCATGAATGTAATGGGAATAATGCAACAGATAATGAGCAATAATCGCGTAATGGGAAATCCAATGATTCAGAATGCAATGAGCATGGCTCAAAGCGGAAACAGCAAGGGAATTGAGCAAATGGCAAGAAACTTATGCAAGGAAAAAGGCATTAATCCTGATGATGTAATGAAGCAGATTAAAGGTAATTTTGGAATATAGCATATGAGAGAACGTGCGCACGGCTCTTTATGAAATAAATTTTGGAGGTAAAACAGATGTTCAACACAGGAAATTGTCCAAGCGTACCCATCGTGGCGAATTTGGACGGAAACAACGGAAATAACTGGAATGACGGCTCATGGCTTTGGTTCCTTATCGTAGTTTTTGCGATATTTGGAGGCTGGGGTAACGGCTTTGGTGGTTTCGGTGGCACTAATGGTGGTGTCGGAAGCGAAATTCAGAGAGGTTTTGACAATCAGGCGGTTATCAGCAAGTTAGACGGCATTTCTAACGGACTTTGTGACGGCTTTTATGCCATGAACAACAGTATGCTCACAGGTTTTAATGGTATTAACACAAATATCATGCAGACCGGCTACGGCATACAACAGGCAGTAAACGCTGATACAGTTGCTAATATGCAGAATACCAATGCTTTACAGTCACAGCTTGCTAACTGCTGCTGCGAGACGAGAGAAGCCATCCAAGGTGTAAACTACAATATGGCAACTAACACTTGTGCTTTACAGAACACAATGAACAATAATACAAGAGATATTATTGACAGCCAGAATGCCGGCTTTAGAAGCATATTAGACTACTTATGCCAGGATAAGATAGCAACACTTACAGCAGAGAACAATGATTTACGCAGAGCCGCTTCACAGGATAGGCAGAACGCACTTCTGACTAGTACAATGGCAGCACAGACAAATCAGATTATCAATGCCGTAAACCCGGCACCAATCCCGGCATACACAGTACCTAATCCAAATGCGTACTATGGCTGTGGTTGCAATACCGGCTGTAATTGCTAAAACTGAATAATTGAGTATCTTAATTGAGTTTAACTCAACCTAAACCGATTAAAAACCATTTTTAGTCGAGGATTAGTCCAAGTTTAGTCAAGAGTTAGTCGAGATTATGTCTGCTAAGCAGTATTACTTATAACCCAAGGGCAGACTATAATGTTTGCCCTTATTTTGTGAAAGAGAGGATTTTATTATGGCTGAATTTTCAAATGTTGCAACACAGACAGTTGCAGTAAACGGAAATGTATTATTTACAGATGCGCCAACGTCTGTATGCAATAAAGGATATATTTCACACAGAACAGGAAGCGGATTAATTAACCTTAAAGGCGCTACCAACACTTGCAAAGCAAAGTACAGAGTAGAATTTAACGGAAATATTGCAGTTCCTACAGGCGGAACCGCAGGAGCAATTTCATTAGCTATTGCTGTCGAGGGCGAGCCGGACTTATCTACACTGGCAATCTCTACACCAACAGCAGTTGAAGCATTTAACAATGTGTCTATGGCAACAGATGTATGGCTTCCTTGCGGATGCTGTCAGGCAATTTCTGTCAAGAATACATCTGCACAGGCTATCAGTGTTGCAAATGCTAACATCACAGTAAATCGAATTGGTTAGGGGGGCGAGAGTATGCACGTTGAAAGAATACACAAAATGCAGGAGTGTCTTACAGAGAAAGCTGTCAACGAGCTTGAAAAGGGCGTTGAGAATGTTGACACTTCCGAGATGGGACAGGTCGTAGATATGATAAAAGACCTTGCAGAAGCTGAGTATCATTCAATAATTTCCAAGGCTATGAAAAAGGCTGATGAAGAGGAAGAAGAGTACGACAAAGAACTCCTAAGAAGCCTTAAGGCAGAATATGGCGAAGAAAGTGGTAGAAGATATTACGACCAATATCGCTATGCAAATGGCAGATTTGCTCCTAAAGGTCGTGGAACACGTAGGGGATATGAAGAGCCGCCATATTATCACATGCCGGTAAACTACAACGACATGGAGTATATGCGTGACATGGATAAGAGCCGAGGTAAGATGTACTACTCTGAACCAATTGCACCACATGTGAGTGAAAGCAATTATGACAGAGCAAAGAGACATTATACCGAGACAAAGGAAATGCACAAAGGAGCTTCAACAGAGGACAAAGAGCATAAAATGAAAGCTCTTGACATGTATATCCGTGAATTGAGCGGAGATATATCGGAGCTTTTAAATGACATGACACCCGATGAACGCAACCTTTTGCGCACCAAGATGAGCAATCTTGCATCAAAACTGTAATTATTAAGGCTATGGGTAGTAATGCTCATAGCCATTTTTAGAGGGTATAAGCATGGATATAAGGGTTAATGATACATTGTGGCACATACAATTTAAAAAGCCCACATCAAGCGAATTAAGGCGGTCTGACGGCACTATAAGTTTAGGAGTAACCGATAATACAACTAAGACTATTACGATAGCTGATAATGTGTCTGATTACATGGCCGACAAGATACTATGCCACGAGCTAGTGCATGTGTACTCGTTCTCATACGGCTGTGACATTGACATAGAGACAGAGGAAATAATCGCAGACTTTATGAGCTTGTACGGACGGAATATTGTATATACAGCTGACAAAATATTTAATTTATTGGAGCAAAAATATGGATAAAATAGACAGACTATTAGAATACATACACCGGACTAATCCGGAAATGACACGGCAGAAATTGATTGAAGAACTAGGAGAGAGTGACTACAGTGCCAAGAGCATTTATTTTTTGGCAATTCAAAATTCAAACCCCTAAAAATTTTAGGATGAATTAAGTGCCCCCGTACCTTTGGATTTTTCGATTTCAAAAATCCGTTTGCGAAATTTTACAAAAACTTGTCGAGAACTTGCAAAGAACTCGCACCACACTTTAATTGAGTGAAGTTTTCTGAAAATTCAAACATTTTCCGCGAGCTGGTGTGCCTAGCTCGTAGCATGTCACACCCGGCACGGCTTGACGGCTTGCAATGCTATAATTATATTTTTAGGCATTGCAAACGGCTCATTTTGTGGTTTATTATAGCGCACTTGATAAAATCCACGCTAACACGTTTAAAAGCCCTTAGAGAGTCAAATACACGGCTTTAAATGTGTATATCATAAAATCATAAACTGTTTTTATTAATTTGTCAATGTACATATGCCCGGAACTATAGCCGAACGACTTGCGACAGCTCGACAGCACGACAAAAAGGGATACAAAATATCCCTAATGATAACAAGTAATATATTTTCCGGCTTGATAGTCACAAAATAATGTGACCGGGTGAACGTGCGCGCGTTTTTCTACAACTTGCAACCATTCACCGCACCTTTGAACTGTTATTTTTAACTCGTGCGATTCCATCCACTCTATGCAATCATACTTGATATAACTAAAGTCGCTTATTTTTGGCATTTCATAGCCTAGCGCCTGAACGCGCTTATATATTTCTTTTTTCCCTAAATACTCATAATTAGACATAATACACCCCCTATCTATAACAAGCCTTAATTATTGGACTTATATAATTCTCGTGGTTTAAATAATTAGTAAAAGCCGTCCGGCGGTATTCCTTGCCACTAATAAGCACGGTAACATCGTCACAAGTGCCAAAATTCGCGGCATACTTAAAAATATCTGTGATTGCTTTGCGTGTGGCGCGCTCGCTTGCCTGATATTCCGGCGCGCTCTTGTATTTGCCATTGTAGCGTGCTCTAATTTCCATTTCTACAGCGTCAAGCGTGGTTAGTTCGCCATTATCCATTTATCAACCCTCTTTTCTATTCGTGTATGGTTTATAAGTTGCTTTTTGACCTTTTCGCGGTCTGTCGTGCGTTAATCTGTTGTTATAGGTGCAATAACGCAAATCACCTATATATGTATGCAAAATGTTTATAGTGTGCTGCATATCTTACACACTTTAGCATGTCTAACGCTCGTTGCTCTGCGCTTGCTATTCCCCACGTTTATTAATCGCTCCACTTGTCGCAAGTTCAAATACCACACCGATACGGCTTTACATTATCCGCGAATGCCTGTATATATGCACTTATGACCACAAAAGCCGGTAGCCCTCAAACGCTCAAAACGTTAATATATGCACTTATAACCGCTTTTAATTGGTAGCCCTCAACAGATTAATATAAAGCCTGAAAAGCCTTATATATAAAGCTAATAGCCGGACTTGCACCGGCTGGAATACCTTTGTTAATTTGTATCGCTATTAGCTTGCAAATTATTTTAATATTATCCCTTTTGCTTCTGCTCTTAAAATCTTAATAGCTTCTTGCGTGGTGTGTTCCCTGTACCACTTCCAAGGCTTTTTGTATGCTCTTGCGAGTGCAAAATCCTCATGCCTTTCCGCTAAAATGTCTCTAACCTCTAAAAATGCCTTTTTTGCTTCTTCCAATCTGTTCATAATGTTTATACCTCACAAATTAATAAAAAAATAAAAATAAACCACCATACCCAATAACAAGGCATGACGCAAAAAGCCCGAAAGCCTTTAAAAGCTCGATTAAATCTCTCATATTGTGCCCCCCTAAATCCATGCTTCTTCATTGTAAATATTTTCATATGCCGGGAAATATTCCGGACACAACGCGCAAAAATATAATTGTATGTTTTTGGCCTCGGCCGCTGTCTTGCCGTTGTGCATCGCTTGACAAAACATATTTACGAGTTCAAAAACCATTTTACCGAATTTTTTAAGGTTCAAATAGTCATCTAAATACATTACAGTAAAATAATAACTATATGGGTTACTTTTTATATATAAATCCTTTAACCTGAAAAGAGACTCTAAAAAAGCTTTTTCGCTGTAACTATTGGTGCAAAATTCATAGCCCTTGAAGCCACCATCGAAGTTTATAACGCTATAGTCTAAATTATTTCTTTTTGCAATTTTTTCAATTTTATATCTCATATATTTACACCCCCTCTAATTTGCTTTTTGTGCGTGCTTGTTTAGCTCTCTGTATAATATCAAGCATGAGGTACGTTCTGCCTTGCTATCACTGTATTTCTGCTTTTCTGTCTCTGTCTCATCTAGGATATTTCCTAACCATTCAGTTGCAAAACCCAAAAAAATATCATCAGCAACCGGGAACGCTGTCGGGAGGCCTTGCATCCAATCAATAAACAAGTCTTGACGGCTCATTTTGCCGGCCTCATATCTCAAATCATTGTCAAGTTTTTCACGCTTGAAAGCTTCTAAAATATCCTTGCAGATGTCGTTATATTCTGTTTTCATCTCTGCGCCGTCATATGTGTAATATTCCTCTGCACTCTCGTAACCGTCCATAATTTCCTTTTTTAATGCCTCATTAACTTCTTTACAATTTAATTTTCTCATGGTTTACACCTTTTCCCACGTATGTTATAATATACGCGCCTTTCATATTATTTTGTTTGGTGCTCATCGTGTAACTTTGGCCGGCTGCACGATGAGCTTTTTTATTTTGTTCATTGTCTTTCGACTTGACTAAAGTATATCAAAATGTAAGGCACAAAACAATTGACAAAATACACAAAATGTAAGGCACAAAAAAGTAAAACTATTATACAATATATACAAGGCACAAAATTATTTAAAATGCTATTATATAGAAGCAATTATTATTACTTGACTTACAAGGCGCAAAAATATATAATGAATGTAACTATATAAATGAAAGAGGTGCAAAACATATGGAATATAAGACCACAGAAGCACGCAGAAAAGCCAATTATAAATATGATGATAAATTTGAGCGTATAAACTGCCGCTTTGCAAAAGGCACAAAAGACAGAATTAAAGCCCTAAAATACAGCGCTAACGATTTTATTAAATTAGCAGTAGCGGAAAAATTAGAACGTGAAGAAAAAATATTAAAATAAGGCACAAAAAAGTAGTTGACATACAAGGCACAAAATGTTATAGTTATGTCGTAGCAAAGAAATAGTTTATTTTATTGGAGGTATAAAGAGTATGAGAATAACACAAGAAAAAATGGACGCTATAGCCGTTCTAATGGATGATGAGACACGGGAAAAGGTTCACCACGAATTGGCACCATGCGAGCCGATAGAGTTTTTAAAGCGCTATTGTGAATTAGAGCCAAGTTTTGAAGCAGTGCTAAAAGACGAATTTAGTATTGAAATTTAAAAATTAAATATTGTTTTTCAAAAAGTCGGTTTTTGTGACCGGCTTTTTTATTTTTATATAATATAAATATATATATGTGTGATGTGGTATATATTAATCAATAGAGTTATTGTTATATATCCAATAATCAGTATATTGACAAAATAAGCAGAATTATATATTATTACCTTAAATCTAATTAATAAGCAGATGCCGGTTAGCCTGTGTCACTTGGAATTGCTCCAAGTGGTGCGGGCTTTTTTATTTTATGATTTTGAGGTGCTAAAATGGAAAAAATTAAAGGAAATATAACTAAACATTTAATCGCTGATTTTGGCACTTTCCAGCTTTATCGGGAGGATTTCGAGAGGGCTATAGATCAGGCTTGCCAAGAATTGCAAATTGACGATTTGAAAAGTGAGGGTCAAAGGCCGTGGAAGGCTGTTTGTAAAAGAGTCGGAGAGATTATATTTAATGATAACAGTATATTAAAAGATAAGCGGTTATATGATAATACATGTATGTTAACCAACTACAATAGATATAATTATAATATATTAAATAATATATGTGATGAATATATATATATTAGTGATAAATATAATAAACTATGTAGTACTGTTGCATTTAGTAATTGGTGTAATATAGATTGCGGTGTTATAGATAACTGGAGATTAAATAAAGAGTCAAGCCCTAAAAGTTATGAGATTTGGCAAAAATTGCAAGGAATCCGTAAAGATTGTATCAAGGATAGAGCATATGACAATAAATCCCCGGTGGGTGCTATGTTTGTTGGCAATAATGAATTTGGCATGAATCAACCGGGTATTGGCTACGAGGCTACGCAAGCGCGAGCATTAAGTGCTAATGAATTACCACAGTTAGGCGGCTCAAATAGTCAGAATATTAAAGCATTATCGAGTAATAACATGGTTGATAATGCCAAGTAATTGTATATACAACGTACACAATTCTAATCCCTTGATTTATAAGGCTTTGCGGGCTATTGAATTATTACAACTATTCACAAAACAGCTGTTTAGCGAAGAATTGAAAGCATATAGATGAATTGTACATGCAATAGATACAATTTAAAATGCTTGATGGTTGAGAGCTGAACGGCGCGCGCATTGGGTGCCATAGGGGTTTATATGAAAAGCGACAAACCGCCCCACTTAGTCCAAAAAATATCCGCCAAAACAAAAAGGCCTTTACCCATACCTCAATCGTACCAAGCAGTATTTATTATTATAACATAAGTTATATATCAATTAAACAACATGCACAATAATAATATATATACACACAACTATGATTAAATATTAGTTATATATAATATATAACAGTAAAGGAGCTAACAGTGATGAAATTAACAGGATTTGAGTCTAACAAAATTAATTCTGATATGGTAAATCATCCTAGCCACTACAATTTGCCTGACCGTAAAGAGTGCATTGATGAAATGATTGACATTTACGGACTTAAGGATGTGGCTAAATGGTGTGAGATTACTGCATACAAGTATAAATATCGTGCCGGGCATAAAGACAGTCTCACGCAGGATGTACAAAAAGCTATATGGTACACAATTAAGGCTCACGAGCTTAAATCTAGGCGTAGATGGGAGGCTTTCAGTAAGATTGCTGATAGATACTTGCCAATGTTCATTAAAGGCATTTTTGTATGGCTGATGTTATTCTGTATGTTTCATGCAATACTCTTTTCTGACCGGACCTCAATGGCTGTTTCAATAGTGTTTTTAGCTCTTGCGTGCATAACTGAGTCAATATTGAAAGAAAACAAGGATAATTAGATTTGGAGGTGTAAATCATGTTTGTACTAAAAATTGCAACAACAGTATGGCTGGCATTAATCGCTTTTGGAATGGCAAACGCCACATTAAACGGAAAAGTGGCAGTTAGCACAAGACTTCTTGGTATTGCGGTAATGTTTGGTCAGATACTTGCCATAGCTTTCATGTGGCAATAAATAGGGCATTCGCCAAGCGGTAAGGCACGGGATTTTGATTCCCGCATTTCGTTGGTTCAAATCCAACATGCCCTGTTCGGGGTTTACTTGGTTCCCCGACATTGGACTTAGTAGTTCCTTTCGTCCTCATAGCGGAAAGCTGTTAAGAGCCGTCACAAGGCTCGTGAGGGTTTAATCGTGTATAATCCCACAATGCACGAGCGTGAAAACCAACCTGTCGTAAAGACATCTGTAATAGGCAGAGTAGACATATATACCCCCCTTAATTAATTGTTAAACTAGGGCAACTCAAATCAGTGAGTCTTAGGTGAGGTGCAAATCCTCACATGTCCTTTGCTGTAGGTTTCCTAGTTCTTTTCCTACAGCACATACAAATTTATATCTCCGGAGGGTGTTGCCACTCCTTAGACTTCACCCTCATTAACGGCATGTAGCTCAGTGGTAGAGCAGTCAGCTAATAGCTGATGTGTCGTGGGTTCGATTCCCAACCTTGCCGATTAATTATTGGTTCAAGTAGGCGACAAGGCTTGATTAAATGGGCGGTACAGAAAATGCGCTGCTAAGTCCTGCCAATAAATTATTTGCCGACATGGGATAATGGTATTCCAGTAGCTTGCTAAGCTATCCAACAGAAATGTTGTTCGTGTTCGATTCACGATGTCGGCGCTAGTCGGGGGACACCGACTATTGATGTGTATACAAAAGGGTAAGTAACGGATGGTCAGGAGACAGGCATATGGATTAAAAACATTTGGGTTTTGCCTATGGGTTCGATTCCCTCCAACGTAAAGAGTGCACGCTTTATGTGTGGTTCAAATCCACACCACATCAATTACAACAAACTAGGTGATGCAGACCGAAAAGCACAAGCCTTAGTGCCTGTTTGTTGTTTTGTTAATAAGGCTATTATCAGAAAGGCAGGTAATAAATATGCTATCAGAAAATGAAATCCAAACAAAAGTTAATTTCTTATCATCAGCAAGGTGCAATCACACGTTCCATAAATACATTGACATAACAGGTGACTTGATAGAGGGAACACTTTTATCAAGGATTTTATATTGGTTTGCGCCAAGCAAAGACAATAAGAGCAAAGTTAAGATATACAAGGACGGCGAATATTGGATTGCAAAGCAAAGAAAAGATTGGTGGGAAGAAATACGGATTACTGAAAGACAGTATGATAAAGCGATTAAATCGTTGGTGAAAAAGAAATTTGTAATTACAGCAAAATACAAATTCAACTCAATGCCGACTATACATATAAGACCTAATTATGATGTTATCAACGCAGAAGTTAAAAAATGGGAAGAAAATATCAGACAAGAGGTTATAGCAGAAGATAGAGGACAGGAATTACATAAACAGGCAGACGGGAATGACACAAAATGTAATTCCCAAGGGAATAACACAAAGTGTAATTCGGGAATGCCACAAGGTGTAACTCTTTTAACAGGGATTACTAATAATGATTACCTTAACACTAATTACGAAACATTAAATACTAAAAGTAATTCTCTTAACAGAGAACAGTGTAATTCTTTTTCACCTAAAGATAAAAAAGTGAAAGAGTTTAAGCCGATAAGCGAATACTCTCAAAAAGATTGGGAAGTTGCCGAAGAAAGAATGGTAAACAGAGCTGGTAAGATAGCCTATGATTGGACTAACGATGAAACACTTAAAGAAAATGTAAAGTTATTCTTTGAATACTTCCTAGGCAAGCATAGAGAATACACCGGAGAATATCACTATCCATTAACAGACAAGGTTTTATCAAGAGTGGTAGACAGTTTAACGAAAGAAACTGAAATAGAACGTGACGGATATACAGACAATTATTACTCAACGATAAGCAACATGAAAGATAATACAGACTACAAGATGTTAGTTGATGAATATTTCAATACAAAGTTTTCAACACAATGCGATTACAGCTTGGCACATTTTTCTTCTGAAAAAGTTTTGACCAACATTATGAACCATGTTTGTAAGAGCAGTTGGTGTGAAAGCAAAGAGTGGTAGGAGGTATTCACTATGAGTTCATATAAAGATTTACAGACTAAAATTTTTGAGAGAGATAATTACACTTGCCAATATTGTGGAAAAAGCAGTAGAGAATACAGGGCATTGGTGATGGCACACATAAGAACGGCTTCATTGTGTGGAGATGATAGAGAAAGCAATTTAATTACATTATGCAGACATTGCTACAGCCATATTTCAAACAATGAGATTAGAGCAAAGTTTGAAACAAAGGAAAATGCGGATTATTTTTGGGGGTTATATCACGAAAAAGTCAAAGGCTATTGCTATTACACCAACTATATCAGAAAAGTATTTACTGAAAATGGTGTAATTATGACAAGACCGCAAATAGATAGATATGTCAATGTATACATCAAAAATGACAGCGACTTTGATAATTTTAAAACAGAGCTAAAAGAAATCGGCTGTGAAAATATGAAGTATAAAATGCACAGAGAGATGGCAAAACACAAACATCAAATTGAAAAGCAAAAAATGGAGGTATAAATATGGCAAAAGGAGTTAAAACACGAAATATCGACTCATTCCGAGAGGGATTGATGGAATACGCATATGGCAGATGTTCACAGGCGCAAGCAGCAAAGATAGCCGGCATGAGTGTGCCGACATTTAGGAAGTACGCAAATATGCATTTTTTGGGCATTCCATTTCCTGACACACTGTTTAAGGCAAAGGAAGGGTGAGAAGCGTGTGTGAGTTTTGCGAAAATCCTACAAAATGGAATACTGATGATTATAGCTTAGTTCCAAACAGGAACTTATCAGATGGGATTATGCAAGCGGAAGATAACACGTATCAGATTGGCACATTTGATTCTCTGAGTGGTTTTTGGGATACTTTTGATATCAATTATTGCCCTATGTGTGGCAAAAAGTTGAGAGAGGACTAAGTATGTGTGAATTTTGTTGCAAAATAGGAAAATTGGAAAAAATCAAGCAAGGAGCTTTTAGAGGCGGATATTATCCCGAAAAAAATGAAACACAAATTGTTGAATTTGAAAATGCATTTCATTTATTTTTCGGATGTAGCGACCCTTTTATGTCTGGAATTGGAATCGAAGATATAAAATTTTGCCCTATCTGTGGCAGAAAGTTGGTGGAAGATGATTAAAGAGGCATTACTTAACTGTTCGGGCAAAGGAATTACACTATCGCTTGATGGCGAAATGCTAAGAGGAGTAGTAGACATTGATAATATATCCAATGTTTATCGAAAAGACACAGCAAAGGAAATTACAATAAGAGTAATTGCGAACGAAGTTAAAGTTAAACTGCCAAATGGAGAAATAAAGGATATATCAGAAATATAGAAAGTTGGTGTAGTAATGGCGGAACCTTTGAGCAAATTAGCAGAAAAATGTAAAAGTTGCCCTAAATCTGAAAAATGTGACCATAAAAGAATGGAGTTATGCGCTTTAGCGGATTTGCCACCACAAAATCTTGCAAGTGCTACACAAGATATTTTGATAGACAATATGTCGCCTATATTGAGGGAAGAAATAAAAAGTCCTTTAAGTCCATTTAGGTACAAAGACGAATTAGAAAAAGCAATAAATGATTCCCATTTTGGAAATATGTTTATGTATGGCGCTTAGAAAGTTGGTGAAAGAATGATATCGTACAAAATAGCATTGTTTATTTACTATCTCTTATCGTTATGGCTCATAAAGAAATCCAAAAATATTAGAGAAGTCGCAGAAGTGGGTTTCTTAAATATTATATTTCTTTTGACAATGATTGTAGCGAACATTTAAGCATATAGAATAGGTGGTGGAAGAATGAAACATCAAAAAGAATGGCGCACTTGCGACAGGTGCGGAAAAGAAATAATACGATACGATGAAAAATATGCATATATCAAAACAAGAGAGGTAAAACCTCTTCACGAAAAAAGCATATGTACAGCCGAAGCTTTAGCAAAGGAAGTGTTTCCAATGGCTATATGGAGAGATGATACGCAATACGATTTATGCCCTAAGTGCAGGAAAGAGTTCAAGAGGTTTATGAAAAATGGAGCATGAAAGAAAATGGTGCACTTGCGATAGATGTGGTGCAGAAATTAAAAAAGGAATACTGTGTGAAAATTCGGTTACAAAGAACGGCATTTTTAATACCACATACGACTTGTGCTATAAATGCATGGAAGATTTTGAAAGATTTATGGAAAATGAAAAATAATAAATTGTAAAGGAGAAAATAAATTATGAATTTTGGACAGGCAATTGAAGCATTAAAAAACAGCAAAAAAGTAGCAAGAAAAGGTTGGAATGGCAAGGGAATGTTTGTGTATTACGTTCCGGCTGGCAATTTTAAGTCTTATACAGAAATTGGAAAATCTATTGCAGATAAAGACGATTTAGTACATTACAATTCGTATTTTGCTATCAAAAATGTTAATGACACTGTTTCTACATGGGTTCCGTCAATTAATGATTGTTTAGCAGAAGATTGGTATGTAGTTGAGTAGCATATGGGAGCGTGTTTGAGCTATGAGCATGGCAGAAGTAATTAAATCAATAGAGCGTGAAGCGCTTAGAGAAGCACAATCACACGAAATAGGCGGTAGAAATGGCGAGCCGATAGAAACATCCGAATTTCATGATATGACTATTGGCATTGATATTTCGGTCGATGCAGTCAATGAGTATGCAAAATCAATTTTAGGCAGATACCCGGAAAATAATTATGAATTTTCAAGAGCATTAGCAATGAAAATTATAGAGGAAACAAAATCATTAGCGAATAGTGAGGGGAAGAAGTGAGATTATGAAAATAATTAAAAAGGGTGATTTGAACATAGCCAAAAAACCACTAAGATTTAAATGCAAGAATTGTTGGACGATTTTTGAAGCGATTGAAGAAGAATATATATACTGTGGCGACCAACGAGAGGGCGATAACTGGAAGTGCGAATGTCCTTTGTGCCACAAAATGGTTTATTACAGCTAAAATAATGATTGCTGATTATCAACAGAAAGGGGAACATATTATGGCTGATTTGAAAATATTTACAGAAAATATAGAACATGAAGCATTAAATCAGATATATACGCTTGTAAAACAGCCGGCATTTTCGGATTGCAAGATAAGAATTATGCCAGATGTTCACGCGGGAGCAGGGTGTGTTATAGGATTTACTGCTGATTTAGGAGAAAAAGTAATACCGAACATTGTTGGAGTTGACATAGGCTGTGGGATGCTTACTACAAACTTGGGGAATATTGATATTGATTTTGAGAAATTAGATAACGTCATTAGAGAATATGTTCCAAGTGGTAGAAGGGTTCATGAAGAAGAAAACTCATCTGTCGCAAGCGATATTATTGAAAAATTGTATTGCAAGGAACAGTTGAAAAATATAGATTGGCTGAAAAGAAGTTGCGGCACGTTGGGAGGCGGCAATCATTTTATCGAAGTTGATAGCGATAGCAAGAATAATAAATATCTTGTTATTCATTCGGGAAGTAGAAATGTCGGAAAGCAAGTCGCAGAAATATATCAGCAAATGGCGATTGCTGATATTTCGGGAAAATCGAATTTTAAACAAGACAGTGAGAAATTGATTGCTGAATACAAAAAATGTAAAAGAGAAAGAGAAATCAGCAAGGCTATTAAAGAATTAAAGCAGTCCTACGAAAAAAATACAACTAAAATCCCTAGAGAGTTATCATATCTTGTTGGGAAACATAGAGAAATGTATTTACACGATATGAAATTATGCCAAGAGTTTGCGGAAATTAACAGAAGAGCCATTCAGAGCATTATTTGCTACTATATGGGTTGGAACGTTACAAAAGAAACGGAGCGATTTCAAACGATTCACAACTACATTGAACACGATACAAATATTGTCCGTAAAGGTGCTATTTCTGCAAAAGCGGGGGAAAAAGTACTAATACCAATAAACATGCGTGACGGTTGCATTTTGGGAATTGGCAAGGGAAATGAAGACTGGAATTATTCAGCACCGCATGGAGCGGGGCGAACTATGAGTAGGTCAAAGGCAAAAGAAAGCATTTTGCTAGAAGAGTATCAAAAAGCAATGGACGGAATATTTACAACATCTGTAAATACATCCACGATTGATGAAAGCCCTATGGCATATAAAACAATGGATGAAATAATTGGACATATAAAAGATACCGTTGAAATAGTTGACATTATAAAACCGATTTACAATTTCAAAGCAAACGAATAAAAACAATTACCGGCTACAGATTGATTGTAGTCGCTACCCTAAAACAGTTATAGGCAGAGGTCTATAAGCACCTTTGCTGAAGAGCGGAGGTGCTTTTCTTATGGCTAGTCAGAGCCTTATTTCCACAGTAAACGGATATGAAAACTACATAGAGGATAAAGGAAAAGACGAGCAAGTAATTAATGCCTATGTAGACGCTTGCAGTGTAGCCATAAATGGCGAGAAAGATATTGAGTATGGACTACAACTCACTAAGAGGGCAAAAGAGCTTATAGAGGACTTCTGCACGGCTAAAACAGGTGGTACGATTTGGGATTTGGAAAAATACGCATTCGACCACAAAACCACATATGAGCTGATAAACAAAAAATATGAGGTTTTGCTGCTTGAAGCCCAAAACAAAATAGTTGACAGCTATTTTCAGTACATAGAGAAAAAGCGTGAGCCTAAAGACCGATTTTATATGCCACGTAGGAAACAACTAATCAAAATCGGACTTGTGGACGCACTGCAAGGCATGATTGATGATAAATACGACATATTATGTGTGAGCCTAGTGCCGGGAGCTGGAAAGAGTACGATTGAGAAATTTTTTCATTCAGCAGTTGCCGGTTGGTTTCCAAAAGACTACAGCCTATTTTATTCACACAGTGGCGATATTACACGAATGTACTACGATGGAGTATACGACATTGTTACTAATGATGATGATTACGCATGGCATGACATTTTTCCCAATCTATCAGTTACAAGCACGAATGCCAAAATGGAGCAATTCAATATTGGCAAATACAAACCTTTTCCGTCAGTACAATGTACTTCTGTTGGAAGCAAGAATGCCGGTAAAGTACGTGCTTCTAAATTCTTGCTAGTTGATGATATGATAGGCGGAATTGAGGAAGCTTTAAATCCTACAATACTTGATAAATTATGGGATAAATACGCAGTAGACGCAAGACAGCGTAAGACACAAGATACGGACGGAAAGCCATGTAAAGAGATACATATTGCCACTCGTTGGAGCGTACATGATGTTATCGGACGCATTCAAAACATGTATGTCGGGAATCCAAGAGTCAAAACAATATCGGTTCCTGATGTAGACCCGGTGACAGGAGAAAGTAATTTTGATTATGAATATGGCGGTTTTACAAAAGAGTTTTTTGCGGACCAACAATTACTCATGGACGAAATCTCTTACCGATGTTTGTATAAACAGGAACCTATTGAGCGTGAGGGCTTATTGTTTCCTGATGATAAAATCCGCAGATACTTTAATCTGCCACATGGCGAACCGGAAATTATCACAGCTCAATGCGATACAAAAGGAAAAGGCACAGACTATTTTGTTATGCCGATACTGCAAAAATATGGCGAGGACTATTACTGTGTTGATTGCGTGTGCGATAATACGGCAGATTATGAAATGCAGTATGAAAATGCGTCAAACACATTAGTCAATAATCAGGTACAAGAATGCGAGTTTGAGCGTAATGCTGGTGGTGACAGAGTGGCCATGGAAGTTAATAAGCGAGTTGAAAATAAAGGGTGGATATGCAACATCACTGATGTACCGACAGAGACAAATAAGGAAGCACGTATTTTTCAGTGTTCTAACTGGATTTTACAACATATTATTTTCAAAGACCAATCACTTTATAAGCCCAATGAGCCTTATGGAGTAATGGTATCATTGCTGAAACGATATTCAGTAACAGGCAAAAAACAGCTTGATGATGTTCCTGACGTTTTTTCAAACTTTGCCTTAAGAATGACACAAGGCAGTAGAATAGCAAAGGTTGAAGCAGTACACAATCCGTTCAGAGGAGGGCTTTATTAATGACAAAGGAAGTTTTATCACAGTATTCAGACTTGCAAGAGGAAATCAAAGAGGTTAGAAAGAAAATTACTAAATTGCAAGATGACCTCGAAAAGATAGAAAACGGAGAAAGCGTGATTGACACTGTGTCAGGGGGCATGGGCGGCACACAGCACTTCAAAATCGAGGGCGTACCGTACCCAGAATACGGACGCAAGCGTACATTATTGTACTCAAGAATGACTACGCTACAGCTTTTACAAGATGATTTGCTTGAAAAGACAAACGATGTAGAAGAATTTATAGCAAGCCTTGATGATAGCAGAATGAGAAGAATAATTAATTTTAGATTTTTGGAAAATAAATCATGGCTGCAGACGGCATATGCGCTTGGCGGTAAAGCCACGGCAGATAGCGTAAGAATGGAGTTTGAAAGATTTTTCAAGAAAATGTAAGTTTGTTCGTTCGGTTCGCTTAGAATGTGATAATGTGTAAGATGAAAAAAATGTAATTCGTTCATTGCGAAAATCTCTTTTAGAAATGGCACTCACAGATTGTGGGTGCTATTTTTAGTGAATCGAGGGTGACATGAATAATCAAAATATTAATATTGTTCCAACAGGAAAACGAAGTGTAATGTGCCCTCGTTGTGGAAAGCTATTAACGTGGGTAAATAAAAGTGACAAGAAACACCACAAAGTAATGTGTACGCACTGCCGTAAATGGATATGGTTTTGGGCTGGCACACAAGAATTTCAGATAAAAGAGGTTCCACAGAGAACTTCTGCAAGTGGCATGAGGTTTTATTGATGTATAGATATGCTCATAAAAACGTAAGACCTTTTTCGGCTGTCTGCCACAATAATTACGGCAGACAAGTTATTTTCACACGTAAAAGGCAAATCACAAAAAACAACATAATCGAAGAACTGAATAAAGCACTTGTGATTCACGAACAAAACGCTATTGAGATTGAGTATCTTGACAGATACTATCGTGGTGACCAACCGATTTTGTATCGGCAGAAAGTGAACCGCCCGGAAATCAATAACAAGATTGCTGTAAATCTTGCGTATGAGCTTGTTGAGCGTAAAACCGCAGAGATGTGTGCCGAGCCAATCCAATATGTGCTGCGTGGCACCGATAACCATAAGTCAGAAGAAATCACACAGCTTAACATCACAATGGATTCAGAAAGCAAACAGGAGTGCGACATAGACATACATCGTTGGAGAAGCATATGTGGTACCGGCTACAGATTCATCGGTAATGACGATGGACAAGGGCAGTTGCTTGATGAGAGCGATTTTTATTTATCGTCTGAAAATCCAATGTATACGTTTGTAGTATATTACTCAAACGGACGTCCGGCATTCTCTTGCCAAATCGGAGAGGATGAGAACGGAGCAGATATTTATTATGTGTTCACTGACAATGAGTGGTTTGACATTCGCAACGACAAGATTTATGCAAGCGGAATAAACGGCAATAGAGCAATTCCGGTGATTGAATATCCAAACAATGCAAGGCGATTGTCTGACATTGAAATGACTATTGCAATCACAGACGCTATTAACGTGCTTACATCAGACAGAATTAATGGTGTCGAGCAATTTGTGTCTGCATGGGTGAAATTTGTTAATTGTGAGATTGATATAGATACATTCAGAAAAATGCGACAAGAGGGAGCATTAGTCGTTAAATCTAACAATGGTTCAGACAACAAGGCTGATGTTGATGTAATGACGAGCGAGCTTAATCAGACAGAGGGGCAAGTGGTATTCACTGACCTTTTTGAAAGATTTTTAAGTATTCAAGGCCTTGCAAATCGTCAGGGCAACACAGGCGGTGACACCGGCTCAGCCGTAGAATTGAGAAACGGACATTACGATGCCGGACTTAGGACAGCTATTAATGAGCCTATCCTTAAGAAATCAGAGAGAATGGCACTTAGGCTTATTCTTAACAGGCTGAGAATTAATAAAGGCTTTACGCTTATGCCTAGCGATGTTGAGATACACATTAATCATAATAAGCTAGACAACATGCTTGTTAAGGCAGAAGTGCTTGAAATATTACTTAGGTGCGGTATCAATTACAAGAGAGCCGTCAAGACGATTGATATGTTTAGCGACCCTGAACAAGTCACTCTCGAAAGCGCTAAGCGCATGGAAATGTTATTCCCGGAAGAACAGTCGACAACAGCTATGCCTAACAATAATAACGATGATAAAAACAATGGAAAGACAGCCGATGAATAATTGGCTGTCAATTTATTTTGGAGCTTGATATGGCAGATGAAATCCACACACTTAACAAAAATGAAATACAAGACATAGATTATGATACATATTTTGGTGAGATGGATTTATCTGACGAGGAAAAGGAAGATAGAAAAAAACTTGCTGAAAAGTTTGAAAAAATCTTTGCTATGCTATTTGCCTTACTATCCGGCAAGGAAGAAACAGAGATAACCACTATCACCAAAGAATTTATCATCAGATATGAGAGCATTGCCACGCAGTATTGTAAAGCAAAGAAAACGCCCTCATATATTACGGATTATGCCCGGTACATTGTGAATGAGGTAGTTGACGCTACCACGCAAAATACTGACGTAGAGTATTTTACTTCACAGAAGCGAGCAAAAAATGTAGCTGCGAATGAAGCTAATGCAGTCGGTAATTACAGATTGCAGACTGATATGGTGAAACAGGGCTACAAAACAAAAGAGTGGCGCTCGAAAGAAGATTCACATGTCAGACCTACACATGCAGAAGTTGACAGAAAGAGAATTGATATTTTTGAGCCGTTTGAGGTTGGAAATTCATTGATGATGTTTCCGAAAGACCATTCTTTAGGGGCACAAGTAAAAGAAATAGCAGGGTGTAGATGCAGTCTTAAATATTACAAATAATGAGCAACTTGTAAGGAAAACTTATAGGTTGCTTTTTATTATACAAAAATTGCAGTTGTGCGTTAAACAACAGAAAAACTCGGCGGGAGCGACCCGCGATAACAAAAGCGTGAGTTACGGAGGTAATTGAAATGACAAGAAATGATGTTTTGAAGCTTTTTCCGGACGCAACGGATGAGCAGATAACAAATCTGCTTAACAAGAGCGGTGAGGAAATGGCAAGAGAGAAAGAGAAGGCCAATCAGTACAAGGCTAAAGCTGACAAAGCTGACGAGCTACAGACACAGCTTGACGAGCTACAGGCTGGCAATATGACAGAGCTTGAAAAGGCAAATAAAGCCTTAGAGACAGCCAATCAGCAGATAGCCAAGTTACAGAAAGATAATGCTGTCAGAGATTTACGAGAGAGTGCAATGTCTGATTTTGGAATTACTGCAGAACAGGCAAAGACAGTAGTAAAAGAGGATGGCTCTTTTGACACAACATCACTTGGCAAGATTATTTCCGACATGAAAGCCAATGCAATAGCAGAGTATGAGAAAAATGCTCTCAACAATACTCCGAATCCAAACAATGGCGGTAACAATAATGAACCCGACTCAAAGCCGGCAGATGTAGCCAATGCAGAACAAATCTCATTCGGCACAGTTGCAAGTGCTGAAAGTCAAAACAGCTATGTAATTTAAAACAGGAGGTAGAACGATGGGAAAGCCAATCGTAAGAGACTTTACACAGGGTAAAGGAATTTTAAAATTTTTCCCTTATGAGGGTGCAGCGTGCCTTGTGCCACAGACTATGGTAACAAGCGCAGACACAAACGGAATGAAGATTGTACCGGCCGGTACACCATTCCCAAGCAATAACGCAGAGTGCAAGGGCTATCTGTTACACGATGTAGATGTAACAATGGGTGACGCACCTGGAACATATGTATATCAGGGAACTATTGATTGGGAGAAAGTTAAGTCACTTTCAATCGCAGATGAAGCTAGAACTGCAACACCTAGAGTTACTTTCTATGGCACGCCAAAGATTGTAGCAAGTCAGGGTTAAAAGGAGGTAGAAGAACATGGCATTACCATTAGCAGAAGCATTTACAGCGAGAAGCCTCGGTGTAATGTGGGATAACTACAAAAAGACATTAGGAACTGCCCCTTATCTTGGCAGACAAAAATTCGGAACACGTAAACAGGACTCACTCGACCTTAGATTTATCAAGGGTAAGAACGGACTGCCGGTATCGCTCAAAGCTTCAAACTTTGACGCACAGGCAGAGTTAAGAGATGTTGGAGGCTTCTCTGATATTCAGAACTCTATGCCATTCTATCGTGAGGGATATATGGTAACAGAGAAAGAGGAACAGGAGTACGACAATTACAGAACTTCTGAAAACTCTAACCTTGCCAATAACGTATTACGTGAAATCTCAAAGAAACCAATGATGTTAATTGAGGGCGCATTAGTTGTACCGGAGAGACAGATTTGGCAGTTACTCGCACCTACAGATGGTGTACCAAAGGTAAAGGTTGTACTTGGCGATAAGAACTATGTCGTTGATTACACAGCCGACAATGGTGCAGAACATAAGGAAAAGCACTTTAAGTCAATTACCGGCACAAGCGCATGGGATAAGCCTACCACATGTGCACCACTCGATGACCTTATCACAGCGCGTAGAGATTTTGCAAAGGCTACAGGCTACTCGCTTACACGTTTCACCATGAATACAGAGACTTGGGAAATGGTGCTTAAGGCAGAGGATACAAAGAAACAGGTACTCGGTATCACTGCTTACAATGGCGGTATCAGATTACAGCAAGGACAGGTTACTGAATACCTTAGAGGATATGGTATCGAGATTGAAGTATACGATAAGCTCTATGTTGATGAGTCAGGACAGACACAGTACTTTGTACCAACAGGCATTGTATCTGCGCAGTCTGCCGGAGTATTTCTTGGCGATTACACATTCGGTAAGACTCCGGAGGAAAGAAGCGGAAGTATCACAGACGGAAACCTCTCACTTGTTGAGACCGGTGTATCTGTATACACATATGCTACAAATCATCCTATCAATACTCACTGTATCGTATCTATGATTGGATTACCTACATTCGAGGGTATGGATAGCGTTATGACTCTCAAAGTTAAGGAGGATTAAGGCTTATGATAGCAACGCACTCTATAAAGCATGATGGAGTGTGGTATAAAGTCGGAGACGAGGTACCGGAAAGCAATAGCAATTCGGTACCTTCTGATTTTATGAACCCACCTGAAACACCATACACAAAGACAGAAATTAACAGAATGTCAACAGCCGACCTAAAGAAGCTTGCAAGCGAAAACGGCATTGAAAATGCCACAGAAATAAATGGCAGCGACTTGAAGAAAATGTTAATTGAAAAGTTTGGATTATAAGGAGCTTGGCATGGAATACACCACATTAGAACAAGTCAAAATCAGACTTAAACAATTTCATATTGATACAGTCACGAATGATGATGAAACAACATCTGATGTGGTAGTGTTCGACAACAAGGAAGATAACCCACTCATTGAACAGCTCATTAAGCAAGCCACGGAAGATGTAAAAGCAAAAAGGTGTTATCCGGACACTTTCACTGATGATGATATAACTGCTGACTTAAAGCAGTTTGAAAATGTCGTTATCAATCTTGCTGTCTACGACCATTCACAAGCCGGTGAGAACTACATGAGCGCATTGAGTGAGGGCGGAGTGAGCCGTACATGGAAAGACAGAGATAAACTGTTTGTCGGAGTTTTCCCTTTTGTCAAAGTACTATAGCAAAAGAAGATTGAGCGTTACCATTTTACTGATGTCGGTAAAGTGGTAGCAGGCGGTACACATTAAGTGGTGGTGGGCGGTGTGCCAATTACCAAAGACGAAAGGCTGTAAGATGAATAATTTAATCTATCAGACATACATTATTGCCTTGCCAATTGTCCTGACAGCACTTTTGGGTTATATTGTTTGGCTTTTGCAAGAACAGAAAAAGCAAAAAGCGATAGACACAAAAGAAAGAAATGAGCGCATTGAAGAGGAAAAGAAGCTACGACAAGCAAACGGAAAAGGTACAATGTTACTTTTACGAGTACAGCTTATCGAATACCACGATAAGTACATGAAGCTTGGCGAAATACCCTCATATGCGTATCAGAATTTTTGCGAGATGTATGACGCATACCACGCACTCGGTGGTAATGGCATGGTAACAAAAATGAAAAATGAGATTGAGGAAATCCATTTAGGCAAAGGAGGTAAAAACTGATGGACTTTACACAAGTACCTACAGTAGTTGCCATTATGGTAATTACTTATTTAATCGGATATGCTTCAAAGCAGATACCACAGGTCAAAGATAATATTATTCCTATTATCGTAGGTGTGGCCGGTGGAGTACTCGGCATTGTTGGAATGTTTGTAATTCCCGGTTATCCGGCAAACAACATTCTTGATGCAATAGCGGTTGGCATTGTGTCGGGCATGGCAAGTACCGGTGTTAATCAGATTTACAAGCAGATAAAGAAAAATGCTTGACATTAATAAACAAGCCATGAAATACGCGCTTCAAGGTCAAACTGTCACAGTCTATGACAAAGACGAGGACGGAAATCTAAAGTTTTACGAAACAGAGGACGGAGAGAAGATATATTACACCCATGAAGAAACAGGCTTTTCAGAGCCGGTCGATTTTCGGGCGAATATATCGTTTGACGGAGGAGAAGCGCAAAACAAGGAATATGGCTTTAATACGGCTGACTTTGATGCTGTTTTGCTGACAGACAGAGGAGAATACCCTTTTAAAAAGGGCGATGTTATTTGGCTCGATAGCGAGCCTACAAAGGATGCCAACGGATTAGTTGATTCAACTTCCGCAGACTTTACAATAGTAGGAGTGAAGCCCTCTCTTTACTCAGTTAAATACATGCTCAAAGCAGTTGTGAAAGAAGTGTAATTATGAAAATTGACGTTTCTCTGACAGAAAAATCTATACAAGATGCGATAGACAAGCTTGAAAGATACAAAGACCGCTTACAGGACAAGTGCATAGCGTTTGTTGGAGAGCTTGCTAGTAATGGTATAGCCGTAGCACGAGCAAATACAGGCAATTTTGGACACTATATTACATTTAGTTACGAAATTAAAGACACAACAGACGGCTGTACAGCTATTATTCTTGCAACAGAAACAGGGCAGATACAAAGTACATGGCAGACGGCAGATGGACTTAAGACAGTCGATGTATCGCCTTTGCTTATGGCTGAATACGGCTCGGGCTGGAGAGCTAAGCCACACTTCAATGATGCAAGAGGCGGTCAAGGGACTTTCCCGGGGCAGACACACGCATTTGACAGCGAGGGTTGGTATTGGAGAGACGAAAGCGGAGAATTACATCATTCATACGGCATTACACCTACAATGCCTATGTATCACGCATTTTTAAAAATGGAAAATGACATTATGAGAACGGCACGGAAAAATTTTAGTTGAGGTGATAAAGTGGCAAGTCAAAATCAATGGGTTTATGACCTTGAAAATCTCACATATGCGATTTTAAAAACCCGATGCGAGAAGAAATTGAAAACTAAATATCCCAAGCTAAAATTCACGCAAGAGGAACAGTCGGACAGTGCGGCGGCTAGTTTCCCAACAGTGCTAGTTCAAGCACTCGAACCTATTGAACAGAATGAGGATTTAGAGTGCGAAAGAATAAATACAGTGTTATTTACAGCACAAGTAATTGTTACAACAAATAAAAGCCGTTCAGAGGCCTTGAATGTGGCGCAGACAGTGGCTAATGAATACAAAGCTATGTCATTCAAGCTGACAACGATTCCATTCGCTAGAAAAAACGGCAAAATATGGACAGCAACATTACGTGCTAGGCGGTCATTCGATTGGAATGATAGATTATAAGAGCCTTTCGGCTCTTATTTTTTTATGAAAAATTAGGAGGTAATACAAATGGCAACAGGTTTAAAAAGTAGAATTGCTTACAAGACACCAACCGCATCCGCCACAAGTGGCGATTATTGGGCTGGAACTTACAAGCTCTTAATCAGAGCTAAAACAATTCCCTCACCATTCGGCTCACAGAACATGGTAGATACTTCAACTCTTGAAGATTTAGTAGAGACACAGGAAATGGGTAGACGTTCAGCCGGCTCTATGGAAGTTGAGGGAGCTTTTGAGAAAAAGTACAAGGATGAGATGGTAACTAACGAGGGTAAGAAGCTCGACTTTATTATCCTCTACGGCACAGACGGAAAAGGTTCAGAGGGTATCTGTGCTTTTATTGGACAGGAGTCATTCGCCCCAGGCGAGGCTTCCGATGACCACTTAACAGGAACTGCGACTGTATCAGTTCAGACAGTACCTAAGTGGATTGAGGATAACTACGATGTTGCGGTAACAGAGGATGACCAAGGTTATCCAACATCAATCACACTCACAAAAAAAGGGTGAGCCAATCGGAAAAAGCCGTAGCGGTTGGCTATGATGATAGCACGGCTGACAGCGAACTTGAAGAAACAATATAGCAAGGTAATTGAGGCAGTGTTAAAACTGCCTCTTTCCCTATATAAATTAGGGAGAAAGGGAAAGATAAAATGAAAATTAAATTAAGTGGAAAAGAGTATACAGTTAAATTCGGATATGCACCGGTAGTTAAGAATAAAATTATCCCAAGGCTCGTAGGAATGGAGCAACAGGGTGAGGGACTTGAAGTCATTGACAACATGCTTGAATTTTTACCGGAGTTTTTGCTCGTAGGTTTACAAAAATTCCACGCTGACGAATTTGGCTTTGATTTTGACAATAAAGAAGCAAAAGAGAAACAGCTTGTAAAGGTATACGATTTACTTGACGATTACCTTGACCCGGAGAATGAAGAGGGCGGAGATTTACAATCACTCTATAATGACTTGTCTGCGGAAATGGAGAAAAACAGTTTTTTATCCAAGATGTTGGCGAAAGAGGTACAGACAGCCAAGAAGAAACCAATCAAGAAGTAAAAGAGCTTACATGGGAAGTATATTGCAACGAAATCCGCCCATATTGGCTTTTGGTAACTAAAGGCTATGGATTTAGCGTTGAGGACATAGACATGTCTTGTCCGGCTGATTTAGAGCCTTATTCAAAGGCTTATATGCTTGCACAAAAAGAAACCGACTCCAACATGTGGGCTTGGTGGGGCACATACGGATTAAGCGCAACTCTTACAGCGATTGACAGAGCTTTGAATGGCAACAAAGCAAGAGCAAAATACATTGAAAAATCGTTAAATGAGCAATACTCAAAAGATAACGAGCCTAAATACAAGGAGTCTAACGAGGAAATTGCCGTTTATGAAATGAAGCAACGAATTAACGCATTAAGACAGTCGGGATTACCCGAAAGTCCTGATTAATGAGGTGAAAATATGGCATATAAAGGAATTGACGTATCGTCATATCAAGGAAATATTGATTGGAGTAAGGTTAAGTGGGCTGGAGTGCAATTTGCAATCCTTAAAATAATCCGCAAAGACCTTAATCCAGATAAAACCTTTGAAGCGAATTGGAAGGGCTGTACCGATGTAGGAATGCCGATACAAGGTGTTTATAACTACTCATACGCTACAACAGTAGACAAGGCAAGGACAGACGCAAATAAGGTTATTCAGACACTTAACGGAAGAAAAACTTTTGTTTGGCTAGATGTAGAGGATAAATGTCAGCAAAGACTTGGACAGACACTTATTGATATTATCAACGCATATCAGAGTATTATCAAGAGTGCCGGTCTTAACTTTGGTGTATACACAGGACTTAGCTTTTACAATCAGTACATTGCACCATACGCAAATCAGATTAATTGTCCGTTTTGGATAGCACGTTATCCATCCACTAAGGGAATGTCTATTGGTGATGAGCCTAACAGTGCAAAGAAGCCTGTTATTCAACATCCTCTGTATGGCTGGCAGTATTCGAGTGCATTTACTTGTAGCGGTCTGAATAACAGCACTGACGCTAACTTACTCTATATTGAACTTGACAAGGGCGACGGAATAGAGAATAATCCGGCGCCAACAGCAACTCCGACACCAACAGTAACTCCAGCAAAAGATAACGCTTGGAAAGGCAATGAGGAATATTACCTCGACAATGATAATGTAAGAAAATGGCAACACGCTATGAATGTAGGCTTCGACCTCAAAGGAGCTGATGCACTGAAAGAAGATGGCAAGTTTGGAGCCAATTCACAGAGATTTGCTAAAAATCACAATCTGTGGAGCGGTCAGAAGCATAGCTGCCCGACAGCCATTAAGTGGTTGAGAAAAACTCTGCATGACAAGTATCATTTCTACAAACTTGATACCGATTACGGCAAGTGGACGGACTATCTCACTAAATGTGTCAAAGTATTTCAAAAGAATAGAGGTCTTAAGCAAGATGGATATGTTGGATTAATTACAACATACTATCTGCTCAAAGACTAAATACATGAGAGCTACTTTAGTGTAGCTCTCTTTTTTATTACATACAGGGAGGTGAGAAAATGGCAGAGAGCATTGAGCTTCAAATCAAGTCGGACGCGCAACAAGCGACAAAAGTCATAAGCAATTTACAAAGTAAGTTGCAAGGGCTTGGAAGTGCTCTCAATTCCCTCAATGGTGCAAGCATAAGCAATTTTGCGAGTGGAATGTCACAGCTCGCAACATCACTTAGAAGCGTGAGCAGTATTGACACACGTACCTTTAGCAAGATTGCGACTAATATGGAAAAGCTTGGAAACCTTGATACTGCAAGACTTGTTAGCTCGGCAAGTGCCTTAAAGAGCATGGCAACAGAATTGTCGGGCTTTGCGAGTATCTCAAAGCAATCAGCAGAGATTACACAGCTAACAGCTTCAATCTCAAAGCTCGGTTCAAAATCAGCCGGGTATGCTGCGGATAACATCAGGAACCTTGGTAGTGCCTTGAAAGAGGTAATGACAACATTATCTAACGCACCGAGAGTCAACAGTAACATTATTCAAATGACTAACGCACTTGCTAATCTGTCGCAACAAGGCGCAAAAGTCGGTTCTGCTAGTAGGTCACTTGTAACAGGCTTTTCAAACACAACTAAGTCAATTAAGAGTACAAGGAGCGGATTTAGGGGCTTAGCTTCAACTATCGGTAAGTTTTACGCAACTTATTGGTTGGTTATGCGAGCTGTAGGAAAAATAGGCGGTGCAGTTGATTTAGCAAGCCAATTAACAGAGGTTCAAAACGTAGTAGATACCACGTTTGGCGATATGGCAAGCAAGGTTGATGACTTCACAAAAACATCAATTCAAGATTTTGGAATGTCGGAGCTGACAGTTAAGCAAATATCAAGCCGTTTCCAAGCGTTAGGTACCTCTATAGGTATTTCATCAGAACAAGTGGCAAATGGTACGGCAGTGGCAAATAAAGCTCTTATGAGCCAAAATAACACGCTATACAAGACCACAGACAGTATGGCTGATATGTCGCTTAATCTTACAAGGTTAGCCGGTGATATGGCTTCATTCTACGATGTAGACCAAGCCGATGTTGCAAAGAGCTTACAATCTATTTTTTCGGGAACAATTGCACCATTAAGAAGATACGGACTCGATTTAACACAAGCCACACTTTCGGAGTGGGCTATGAAAAACGGTCTTGACGCAAATATTAAATCCATGACGCAAGCCGAAAAGGTACTCTTAAGGTACAACTATGTCATGGCTAATACGCAAGCTGCACAGGGTGATTTTGCCAAGACCGCAAATACCTGGGCTAACAGTGTAAGAGTCCTTAAGCAAGAGTTCCAAGCATGGGGAAGTATCATAGGTAGCGTAATAATAAATGCTCTAAAGCCGTTTGTTCAAGCCTTAAGTAAAGTAATGCTCAAGGTTATTAGCTTCACAAGAACTGTGGCTGACGCACTCGGAGCAATCTTCGGATGGACTATCGAGATAAGCGGTGGCGGTGCTACAGTTGATGGCATGGAGGACATAGCTGACGGAGTAGGCGATATTGGTGATAACGCTGATAGTTCCAACAAGAAAGCACAAAAACTGAAAAAGACACTACTTAGTATAGACGAGATACACGCACTTGACGATAACAGCGATAGTGGCAGTGGTGGTGGTTCGGGCAGTGGCGGTTCCGGTGGCGGTGGAGCTGGCGGTGGTGTTGACAGTTCGCTGAAAAAGACTGATGGATTGCTCGAAAAATACAAATCATCAATCAAGGATTTATACTCACTTGGAAAGTACATCGGTGACACAATAGCCGACTCCCTTAATTCTATTAATTGGGATAACGTGTATCAGAGCGCATCGAACTTTGGAAAAGGTCTTGCAGACTTCCTTAACGGCTTAATAAGTCCAAAATTATTTACGGCACTCGGAAAGACAATAGCCGGTTCAATAAGAACTGCCATAATCTCTGCTTTTTCGTTTACGTCAACGTTTGATTGGGGAAACCTTGGAGACAGTTTTGCTTCATTTATAAATGGCGCATTACATGAAATGTCAAGAGTAAGTGACGTTACAGGGCTGACAGGTTGGCAAGAACTTGGAAAAACGGTCAATAACATTGTTCACGGCATACGAGATACTTTAATTCATGCGCTAGTCAATATTGATTGGAAAGACGCATTTAAGGGTATTTCAGAATTTATCGGAGAACTTGATATTGACACTTTTACTATTCTTATTGGCGCGTTTACATGGAAACACGGACTCAAAGAGATAACCAAAACTCTTATTACATCTGAATGGAAAAAGTATGCAACAGCTAAAGGCTTGTCAAAAACAGAACTTGCACTAAGGGGAGTTGAGGTACTGGTTATCGTGTCGGGCATTAATTACGTGCTGGCGCATATGAAAGGGTGGATTGATAAACTCAAAGAGTGGTTCAAGAGCCCGGAATCCGGAATGGGAATAAGCAACGAAGTCACAGGCTTTGACGGAAAAAAGATTAAACTTGTCACTCCTCTCGAGTGGAGAATCAAGGAAATAAAGTGGAAAATCAAAGACGCTGAAAAAAGCGTAGATGATTTTTTCAAAGACTTGGGAAATTATTTCAAAAAAGGCTGGAAAACATTTAAAAAGAATATGTCTTTAAATGTCGATGATTTACAAAACGTATTAGGGCCACGGCTTTACAACGGCTTTGTTGGGATTATTAATGACATTATAGGATTGCTTAACAAGATACCCGGTGTTGAAATACCAAAATTTAAAAAGAAAACAGTCAAAGGAGTCGACGATACCGCAAAAGAAGTAGGAAAGAGTGCGAGCAAAATTGATGATAGCTACAAAAACTTAAGTGCCGGTGTAAGTGGGTATTTAGGAAATATCAACACTTCACTTGATGGTACTAAAAGTAAGATGGACAGCATGGAAAGAAAAGCGAGTACAACTAGCTCTAATTCTAAAACATCTTTTTCAAACTTAAATGCCGGAGTGAGTGGCTATTTAAGCGGAGTCAACACTTCAATTGACGGAACCAAGGGTAAGATGGACAGCATGAGTAGCAAGGCAAGTGGAGCAACACTTAGCACAAGTGGTTCTTTCTCAGCGTTATCATCAAATCTCTACAATTCATTAAGTGGAGTTAACGGCTCATTGGGTAACACTAAATTCAACATGGGATTATTTCAAGACGCTGCAGAAAATATGAGGAGAGGAACATCAAACTCGTTCTCAACAATGGCAAGTAATGCAAGCACTTATCTCGGCTGGACGGGTGGTAGTTTTAATGGACTTAAAGGAAAAGTCGATAACACGAACGGAAGTTTAGGCACGTTTAAGTGGTACGCAAATCAAAGTTACAGCGTTGGAATAAGTAGCTGGGGATTTAGCAGTGTTAAAAGCTCAATAGATGGCATTGTACGCTCATTGGATGATTTGTTTAAGTACAACAATAAAAGATTCAATATTACCACAGGCACAAAATACATGGGGTATCAGTCACTACTCGACAGGGCACCACATTTTGCTAGTGGTGGTTTCCCGGAAGAGGGCCCGTTCTACATGAACCGAGGGGAAATAGTCGGTAAATTCTCAAATGGTAAAACAGCCGTAGCGAATAACCAACAAATCACAGAGGGAATTAAACAGGCTGTCATGGAGGGCATGGCGCAAGTAATGATGAACTCTAATGCCGGTGGAAATTCTGCACCTATCATTGAAAACGTGTTTAAGTGCGACAGCGAAACCCTCTATCGCATGACACAGGTAGGCAAAGCAAAACACGGACAACGATATATTGTAGCAAATGAATTTGGTTAAGACACTCACCCTTGCGTGGGTGTCTTTTTACGAGGTAACAATATGGCAATGATGTTAGTAGACGGAGTGGAATTACCTACTCCGTCAACTTTTGAATGGGGCATGATTGATGTGTCTGCAAGCGACAGCGGACGTACACAGGACGCTCAAATGCACAAGAATAGAATAGCACAGAAACGACAGCTTAAATTGTCATGGAGTGGTACAGACACGGCTAGGACAGCAAAGATACTTCAAATGGTAAACCCCGAATATATCAGAGTGACATATCCTGACGCTATGAGTGGCACTGATGAAACACGCACATTCTATGTGGGTGACAGAAGCGCGCCTATCAAGATATGGACTATTAACAATAAGAGGTATGAGACATTGAGTTTCGACCTCATAGAAGTATAAGGCGGTGATTTAATGCTTAACGTATCGGCTAAATGGCAAAGGGCAGTAATGCTCGATAATGATATAAACGTAAATTGCTTTGCTGACATAGTTACGGCAAGCGGCGAGAAAATCCCTATTAGTGATAGTGAGCTGTGGGCGAACGGCTTCGAAGTTAATGACTCAACATCAAGCAATGGTACTTTCACAATCGGGGCTTTGATTGCCGGAAAACTGAAAATTAAGCTGAATAATATTTATGAAGATTACAGCAAGTATGATTTTGATAAGGCAAGCGTAACAGCATATGTTTCAAAAAGCTTTTCTGACGGCACAACCGAAAAGCTAAAAATCGGTGAGTATAGAGTCGGCGAGACGAGCTATGATGGCTCACTCATAACGCTTACTTGCCTTGACAATATTAATAATTTCAATCGGGAGTACGATAGCAATTTAAGCTACCCTACGACAGCGTATGAGGTAGTCAGAGACGCTTGTATTAAGTGTGATGTACCTTTTACTATGGCAAGATTTGATAACTCTGATTACGTGATTAACGAGATACCGAGTGATAATCAAAAACTTACATATGGACAGGTGACAGCTTACATCTTGCAGTTAAGTGGATTATGGGGCAAATGCGGTCACGATGGTGAATTACTTATCGGTTGGTATGATATGAGCCAGTTTGAAAGCCAAAATTACAATGGTGGAACTTTTAGCACAAAAACTACACCATACTCTGACGGAGATACACTGAATGGTGGAAATTTCACCAACTATTCAAGTGGAGATAGTGCTGATGGCGGAACATTTACAGAAGCGAGAAATTACCACAATATTTATACGCAAAAGGATTTAAATGTTGCGACTGATGATGTTGTTATCACCGGGGTAAAGGTAACTGTAACTTCAAAAGAGGATAAGGCAAAAGATGTTAATGCACTTGCCGGAAAAGAGGGATATGTAGTCTCAATCTCTGACAATCCCTTCATTCCGGCAGACAAGGCAAAGACAGTTGCAAACTATATCTTCAAAAAAATCGGTGGCATGAGGTTTAGACCTCTTGACGCTACGCTCTTGTCAAACCCACTGATTGAGAGCGGAGATGTGGCGCTTGTGACAGACCGCAAGCAGAATACCTATAGCTGTTTTATTTCCAACCGAACATTTACAGTTGGAAGTGGCACTAAAATTTCGTGTGACGCTGAAAATGCTTCAAGGAATAGTGCTGATAAATTCAGTAATGAGACAAAGGCTGTCGTACAAGCCAGGAAAGTTGCGCAGGCACAACTAAGTGTATATGATAAGCAAATGCAATTGCTGACACAACTAATGTCTCAATCGCTCGGACTTTTTAAGACCGAGCAGAAACAAGAGGATGGCTCAATTATTTACATTATGCACAATAAAGCCGACCTAAATTCAAGCAACATACAGTGGAAAATGACAGCTGATGGCATGGCTGTATCAAATGATTACGGCAAAACATGGAAAGCCGGAATTGATAAAGACGGAAACGCTATTTTCAATATTATGTCGGCTATCGGCATTAATTTTGATTGGGCGCATGGTGGAACACTTACTTTAGGTGGTGAGAATAACGTAAATGGCAAGCAGTATGTCAAAGACGCAAGCGGAAAAATCCTGATTACGCTTGACAACAAGGGCATTACGCTCGCTGACGGAGTTAATATATCATGGAACAATATTTCCAATCAGCCAAGTATACCAAGCAAAACGAGTGATTTAACAAACGACAGTAACTACGCTACAACGGCACAGATACCAACTAAGAATAGTCAATTACAAAATGACAGTAACTACGCAAATACAAGTCAAATTCCTACAAAGAATAGTCAGTTACAAAACGATAGCAGTTACACCACCATGAGTGCTGTTGAGAAAAAAAACTACACCACCATGAGTGCTGTTGAAGATAAAGGATATCAGAATGCTGACCAAGTTGGAGAAATAGCAAACAGCGCAGTAAAAAGTACAAAGGATGAACTTGACGCTCTCAAAAAAAATATTGGCTATACGCAAATAGGAAGCGACTATGTTGTATCGCCCAAAATAGTCGGTGCATATGGCGAATTTACAAAAGCTTTCAATGTCGATGTTGCCAATCCGTCTACAGGGCTTAATCAAAGCTTTTGGGCGCAAGACGCGGAAACAGGAACAAAAATAAGCGGAAATTACAGTGGAAATAATGTTGACAATAATCTTACGGTAACCCCGGAGGGAGCAAACCTTTTTTCAAACGTTGGAGGACATACTAGCGGTATGAGCTGTGGTGGTGGCCTTGCAAGTGTAAGTGGTGAAGCAGTTGATATAAGTGGAACTAACGTTGACATTACCGCAAACAATTTGACTCTTAATGGGGTTGAAACCGTTTTTGGCTCAAAAACATTTACCAATGAAAACGGCTGGTACTGGAGACAGTGGACAGATGGATATATAGAAATGTGGGGAAGTTTTCCCGCGACTGTCTCGTTTGGCTCTAAATATGGTAGTCTGTATTATATTTATGGAAGCGTATATATGCCAGACGGAATAAAAAGTATCTTACATACTACAGGTACTGTGTTTTGTAGCACCGGCGGGTTGTATTCTATTTTTTTTACAAGATGGAGCAGTAATGAGTTGCGGTTTTGTATAAACTCGGCTGCTGCAGAAACAAACAAACAATTGTATTTACAACTTCACGTTTTAGGCAAATGGAGATAATTGATGAAAGCGAGGCGTAATTTATGGCAATTCAAATGAGACGAGGGGCATACGCACAGTTTGACCCCTCAAAAATGAAAGCCGGAGAATGGGCGGTATCGACTGACTCCGACACGAAAAAACAACAGATATGGATGTGTTTTGCACCTGGAATAGTTAAGCGAATGGGAACTGTTGAGGATTTTAACATTGAAATTCAAAGACTTATTCAGAATTATCTTGACGGCATGGCTCAATCCGTATCACAGGCTCAAGAATCAGCACAAGCTGCAGCAGAAAAAGCCAACTCAGCAAGCAGTTCTGCTTCACAAGCTCAAAAATCGGCGCAAACTGCTTCACAAAAAGCGGACGAGGTTGCACAAGCTTCAGGAAAGATTGATACGGCGGTAAGTCAAGCAAACGCAGCTACAAAGGCTGCAAATGAAGCTGCACAAAGAGCAGAACAACAAGCCGGACTTGTCGAGCAGAAAGCAAACGGAAGAGGCATTACTTTTTCCGTGACAAGTGCTGGATTACTCAATGTAAGCAAGGAGGATTAGATATGAGCGGAATAGACATTATATCAGACACAACAGGGCAAGCGATTGTTGAGAGTATTAAAGCCCTTGGTACAAAATTAAGCGAGGGAAGAGTTATTTATGGTGTTCACATCAACAGTGCGGATAGCAACCCAAAAACAAGAGTCAGATATTTAGCAGACGCAGTAGGCATGACTCCGGCGGCTATGAATTTTACAAGTGGAACTTTTGATTATGGCTCATGGGCGAATGCCTTTTTCATGCCAAAGCCATGTATGCTTAAAACGAATGGACAGGTTGACTATTACCTCAACGAGAACGACTTGACTAAAAAAGTAGACGGCAGTGCGTCGGATATAGCAAACATTGATTACGATGGAAATGCTATGATGGAATGGGGCAATGGCACAGACATTATATGGTGGAAAATTGCACCCGACAAAGGCAATCCAAACAGTGCAAGCCTTTATGTTGCTAACTATCAAGCTGATAAAGATTTTAAAAATCTGAATTTCATTGACATTAACGGCAATGAAAAATCTCATTTTTATACACCAATTTATAACGGCTCACTTGACAGCAACAATAAGCTGCGTTCAATAAGTGGTCAAACAGTTATTAAATCGAAAACAGCCAGCCAAGAAATGACATATGCAAGAGCCAATGGTACAGGCTATGAAATCGAGCAGTACGTTGATAGACTCTTGATTAATATTTTGCTTATCATTATGGGAAAATCTACCGATACGCAAGACGTATTCGGGCGAGGCATGAGCGAAAATGTCAGCGATGAAAATTTATTACTTCAAACCGGTACAATGAATGACAAAGGCTTATTTTGGGGCGAGAATGCCGGAAAAGCCGGAGTTAAAGTATTCGGAATGGAGAATTATTACGGCAATCAGTGGCGAAGAACAGTTGGACTTATCCTCGATAATGGTATAGTAAAAGTCAAGCTATCTCCGTCAACAAAGGATGGGAGCAAAGCAACCAACTACAACACTGACGGAACAGGATATATCGAGATACCTAATTCAACTCCTAGTGGTACAAGTGGCGGATATATCAAAGATATGCTGTATACGGCATTAGGCATGTTTCCAACATCAATCACAGGCTCATCATCGACCTATTATCCCGATGGCTGTTGGTTTAACATTGCAATTATAGCCTTTGCTCTTTTCGGTGGCGCCCTGAGCAACGGCCGTCGTTGTGGCGCGTTTTTCGTGGACTTGAACAACGTGGCTGGTTCTGCGGGGCGGAACGTCGGGGCTTCTCTTTCCTACAAATAACTTGCAACAGGGAAGAGGGAATTTCTGCCTAAGCAGAAAGGGAGAAACCACGTTTCTCCTAAGAAAATTTGTAACTATAAACGTGTGTAGCTAATTTTATATAAGGGATTTAGTTTGCGCCTTTGCTCTTTTCGGTGGCAACCTGAACAACGGCCGTCATTGCGGCGCGTTTTACGTGAACTTGAACAACGAGGCTGGTAACGCGAGGTGGAACATCGGGGCTTCTGTACCTATCATTCATGGGATAAAATGAATGCAGACTAAATTCCGTACCCCTTGGTAAAAATTAACTCGATGCAAGCTACTGCTAGTAGTAGGAAATGGTCGAACGTGGTAGAGAGGATAGGAAGAGAATACGTATGAAAACATACAGAAATCTATATGCTGAATTTATTTCGGACGAAAATATAAAACTTGCAATTCAAAATTTCTCTAAGGGTAAAAAGAGAAGAAATAAGGTTAGGAAAATTTTAGCAGACCTTGATACATACATACCTAAAATTAGAGAATATGCGATTAACTTCACACCTTTTGAGCATAAACCCAAAGAAATATATGACGGAATATCACGAAAGAAACGTAAGATAGTAATACCGACAGTTATGGAGTCAATAGTACATCACATGATAGTGAACGTGCTTAAACCCATGTTTAACAAGGGAATGTATGAGCATAGTTACGGTTCGGTTCCTAATCGTGGCGGTGCGTATGGTAAGAAGTGCATATGCAAGTGGATAAAACAGGGTGGTAAAAATATTAAGTATTGCTATAAACTTGATGTGAAGCAATTTTACGCCAGTGTTCCACAGGGTAAATTAATTGAAAAGCTTAAATCTAAAATCAAAGATTTTAAATTCATGCGGATTGTTGAAAATGTTATACATTGCGTGTCAAATGGCTTACCGCTTGGTTTTTATACCTCTGTATGGCTTGCTAACTGGTATTTAAGTGAACTTGACCATAAAATTAAATCGCTTGGCATTGAACTGAAATATGCACGTTATGTTGACGATATGGCTATATTTTGTGCAAGCAAAAAGAAATTGCGCAAGGTAAAAGCTGTGATTGATAACAGGCTTGCGAAATTAGGCTTGACAGTCAAGGCAAACTGGCAGATATTTCGCTTTCACTATTTATCCCAAAATCCATATGTCGGCAAGAATGGAAAGCCCACAACATACGGCAGACCGCTTGATTTCATGGGATATAAATTCTATAGAAATAGAATTACCTTAAGAAAAACAATCCTTAAGAAAATAAGAGCTAAGGCAGTTAGAATATGGCAAAAAACAAAGGTTACGATATTTGACTCAAAACAAATGATTTCCGCTCTTGCGTGGATTAAAAATTGTGATATGTACGATTATTACAGGGAACATATCAAACCATTTATAGATTTCGGAAAACTAAAACACAAAATTTCAACAGTAGACAGAAAGGCAAGGTGCATTGAATATGACAGAATACAAGCTCGTAGAAAGTATGCAATCGGACAAACCGCTTGACATTGACACAACATCTTCTCCGAATATCGTTTATCAGCGAAAAAACATTAAATCGGTTGAAGCAACAGGGAGTGAGGACGATTTTACTTACAAGCCTAAGCACTGGGAGTACGAGGAGCGCGAGCTGACACAGGACGAATACTCACAGTATCTTATTGCTATGGAACAGGTAAAAGAGATTAACGAGCACTCTGATGAGGAAGCAATAGACAACTATACAAGGCAGTTAATGGATGAGGGGGTGCTTTAATATGAGAATATTAGTTGAAAGCCTTAAAAGGCTATATGAGAGTGACAGAGTAACCAAGGAAGAATTGCTCGACAGAGTGGCAGGCGGTAAAATATCGCAAGAGGAATATGAGTACATTACTTCACAATTAGAATAAAAAGGAGAGGGAAACCTCTCCATAGTTCAATGAAAAATAAAATCAAGCCACATCAGCGCAGAAGCAACAATGCCAAAGATAGAACCGCCATGATTGCGCGGAATTTCATTCTTAGATGCTAAATCAATTATTCCGAGAATAATTGAAGTAATAGAGCAACACACAAAAATTAAGCCAAACATAGCAATAAAAAGGTCATTGTCCACCGGAAAGAGTCCTATTTTTGTTGCAATAAACATTATAAGCGGAACGGCTATGAGAATGCCACTTGTGAAGCTTGCCGTTGAATTTTGCTTAACGAATGGCTCATCTTTTTGGCACAGCTCTACATAATATTTGGCTGTTTCAAATGAAACCAAAGTCCTTTGCGATATTTCATTGCAAGCCATGCCTAAGTTACCATTATAATGCTTGATTATATCATTAACATTGATTTTTTGACCATTGATGATGTAAGAATTACATTTATTTGTTTTTACCATATTAACATCTCCTTTTGTAGTTCTTTTTGCTATTTTATTCTTTACAGTCCATGTTGTCAATATTCGACATAATAATACACTTTAAAGTGCTACAGTAATGATGTTCTCAAATAAGAGAACTCTTCAAGTTTCGGTAGGGCGGTGGATTTTTCTGCCGTCCTTATTGACGTTTAAGAACAAATGTTCTGTAATTGATGTATCGGAGGTGGCATTGTATGGAATATAAGGATGAAATAATTAAAATGATTGAGGGCTTGGAAGATAAAGACCTGTTGTTGTACTTGTACATATTTATTAAAGGAAAAATAGAGGCAGAGTAAAAACTCTGCCTTGTGGTTATATTTTCTTTTCCCAAACGTTACCGCACTTTGAACACACAAACTTTGTTTTGCCGTTCTTGCCTTTAATTCCGGTAGCAGTACCGACAACGGCACCGACAGGTCCGAAGAGACCACCTACTGTGTTGCCAACAAGCGCTTTACCGAATGAGAATTTTTTCTTGGTATCAACAGGTATGCCAACACCATCACAACCCCATTTAGGACATTTAACAGTTTTACTCATAATAAAATACCACCTTTCTTATTAATTTAATTTATTTTGAGTATTTTCATACATCATATCTATTAAATTCATAATATTTTCTTGCTCTTTATCCGACAATTTAGATAATTTCAACGCGTAGTCCTTGATTTTGCTATCCATTTTCGATAGAGCCAAGTCTTTTGTTGCCTCCTCGACAACTGAATGGTGCTCTTTTCCGGTAACTAAATAATCAAGTGAACAATCAAGACATTCTGCAATTTTTACCAGCTTAAACAATTTTGGACAGCTCTTTCCTTTTTTCCAATCTGAAAAAGTACTTTTAGGGAAACCGCCATATTTAGCCACTTCTGAATCATTTAACCCTTTTGAGTCTCTTAATTTACAATATCTTTCGTACATAGAAAATCTCCTTTAAAAAAAGTTGTGATTTCTCAACATTTGGGGTTGACAAATAAGACTTCCTAATGTAGAATAAAAAAAAGAAGTTAGGAAATCTCAACTCAATAAAAAATAAAATTGAGAAAATAATATTATGTTTCTGGACAATTCATAGTATACACGATTTTCTAATTTTTATCAAGACATAGTTAGGATTTTTGAACTAAAAAAACAAAAGCTGTTAGCGTACTACCACCAACAGCCGTTGCCTAATATGGCACTTTTTATAGTGACAGATTTCATAACTATTGTCAAGAAAGGAGATGGGAAATTGAATAAGAAAAAACGACAGGCGAGTTTTAAAAAACTTGATACGCTCATAAAAGCTAGAAACGTTTCGTTTTACAAACTGTCGGAGGAACTCGGAATGGCACGAAGTACTTTTTCGGATTGGAAGTCGGGAAAATCAATGCCAAAAACAGACAAGCTAATTAAGATTGCTAATTATTTTGGCGTAGAAGTTTCTTATTTTATTGAGTAGAAAGGAGAAAACATGAACGATTTACAGATTTTCAACAATGAAGAGTTCGGAGAAATCCGAACGGCAGTAGTAAATGATGAACCTATGTTTTGCTTAATTGATATTTGCAAGGCATTGGAAATGAGTAACCCAACAATGGTTGCGCAGAGATTGGATGAAGATGAACGCACTAAGTTAGACTTAGGGCGTCAAGGAGAGACAAATTTCATAACAGAAAGCGGTCTGTATGCAGTTATCTTAAGAAGCGATAAACCCAACGCTAAGAAGTTTCGCAAGTGGGTAACAGCAGAAGTACTTCCGTCAATCAGAAAAACAGGCAGTTATGGTATGCCAAAGACAACAGGCGGTCAGATACAGCTTTTAGCACAGGGCTATACAGAATTAGAGCAGAAAGTAAACGACATCAAAGATGATGTGAGCGAACTTAAGGAAAATGTACCACTTTACAGTTGCGATATTGATGAGATACAACAGCATGTTAAGCGCAGAGTTGTAAATATCCTTGGTGGCAAGCAGAGCGAAGCATACAGAGATAACAGTATCAGACATAAGACATTTTCTGATATATGGACGCAGTTAAAACGTGAGTATGGTTGCGTATCTACTTATAAGAGTATCAAGAGGAAGTATATAGACGATGTGCATGAGTTCATTGATTGCTATGTCGTGCCTAAGTATCTTGATGAGCTTATTCATGACGCAAACGCTCAACAGAGCTTTGCATAGTGAGGTGATTGTATGAGGAAAAGAACTTTAAAGCAGAAATTCTATACAGGCTGTGGCTATTCGATTTTCGGAGCATTGGCATTTGCATTTTTCCTTGGATTATCGGTGGCATACGGAATTAAGACAGCGAGTATTATCGTTGGAGCAATCGTAACAGTCTTTTGGCTGATACTGATTGCAATATGTCTCATAGAGGAGGGAGAACCGCATGAGAAAAAGAAAACTGATGTTGATGTTATTAATTTCAACGATTGGAACTATGACCTTAAAGCCAATAGCAACGAAAGCAGATAGCAAAGTTGAGCTGACAGCCGGAGTTGCTTCCTATATTAATAGTGTAATGCTTGGAAAGATTGAGCCGACAGTAATTCAGAATGAGCCGGTTGTAGTTGAACAGACCTATGAAGAGCCAACAGTTCCAACTTGCCGTAAGAAGTACAGTTGTAGCCGGTTTAAGAAGCTGGGGCGAGTCCGATACGGCGATTACACTTATACGTGGTACTCACAGAGAGTGTTACCTGGAGGCGGTTTGAATATTCCGGGCAGACATCTAAATGAGCATGGGCTTGTAGTTGATGAAAACGAATACGTTGTAATTGCAAGTGATGATTTACCACATGGAGTTGTGGTTGATACTCCTGTTGGCATACAAGGAATTGTATATGACGAAGGAAGCGGAAATGGAAACCTTGACATCTACTGCGATTGGTAGCCAATTGAAACGTCAGAGTGCTAATGATTACCTACAAGAACTATATCGAGCTAAACGGCACAAAGACAAATCATTTGACTTTCAAGCGCTATTAGATAAAGAAATGGAGAAGCTAAATGAGCAGTGTAAGACGAATTAGGCTAGGCGATACGAGATACAGATTGAAGCCATTAACAAGAGAGCAGAAGTTATTGCTCAACAAGGCTCATTACGTGGCGAGCGAGTGGCTTTTTGTATCAGAGTCGGACTCATACCTAAGAGTAGTGAAGAAATCAAGCCTACACGGAAATTTGATTCTAAAAACCATAAACAAATAGAAAGAGAGGAAACGCAATGAAGATTACACACATTTTTGCACAGAATTTTTGTAAATTCTATGGTGCAAACACATTAGACACAGATTTTTCAATGAAAACTGTATTGTCCGGTCAGAATGAAGTCGGCAAATCAACAGTTAAGAGAATTATTCTTGATGTGCTGAATTGCCATGACGAGAACGACAGAGAAATTACAGGCATAAGACCACATGATGAAAACGGAGTCGAGATTGATGATGTTGACATTGTAAGAGCTGTTACCTTTGAGATTGGCGGAAAAGCAAAGACTCTGAAAAAGGTTACAAGGCAGAAATGCAACCAAAAGGGTGAGATTACAGGCAGTGTTACTGATTATTCAATCAACGATGTGCCTTACAAAATGGCTGACTACAATCAGTACATCAATGACAACATGGCAGAGCTTGGAGTATTACCATTTTGCTTAAATGCCATGACATTGCTCAACAAGCCACAGGCAGAGCAGAGATTAGCGCTTGCAAGCTATTTCGGCACACGCACTGATGAAGAAATCTGCGATATGTTTCCGCAGTTTGCTGAACTTAAACCGATGTTTGACGATGGCGATGCAGACCAGCTCAAAAAAGTGTGCCGTGGCAAACTAAACGGCGCAGGCGGTAGAAATGGCTCAAAAGGACTCGTCAAGGAAAGAGACGAAATCTCAACAAGGATTGATACAATTCATTCCACCAATGAGTATACAGACCTTGCAGAACTTGAATTGCAAAAGAAAACCTATGAGCCACAGCTTAAGGAGATTGAAGATAAGCTGTCCGATTACAACAAGATTTTAGAAGATAAGCAGAAAGCTACAGAGGATATTATGAACCTTAAATTTGAGCTTTCAGACATGGAAAGAAAAGCCAATGCTGAAAATCAGAAAAAGCGCATGGAGCTACAGTTACAGCTTGATGACTTCAATGCTTCAATTCGCAAAGGAGAATCAATGATAAGAGCTAAAAAAGCTAACATTGAAAACTCCGAAGGAGAGATTAGATTTTGCGCAGAGAACCTAGAAAAGGTACGTGCCGATTGGAGAAAAACAAAAGAGCTTGCCTTTGATGAAAGTAGTGTTAATTGCCCGATGTGCGGTCAGAAGTTGCCGGAAGATAAGATAGAGAGCATGAGAGCCGAATTTGACGAGCAAAAAGCAAAGAACCTTAAAGAGCTTGAAGATAAAGGAAATGCGCTATCAAATGACAACAAGGAGCTTAAACAGGCTATCGAGGATAGGAAGAAAGAAATAGCTGACCTTGAAGCAGAACTTAAGGAGCTGACGATAAGACGTGATGGTGTTGCTAACGAGTTTGAACGTGATAGCATCGCTAAAGAGCTTGGAATGGTACCTACTGATGTTGATATGACAGGCAACAGTGAGTATCAGGCACTTAAAGCTAAAATCGAGGAAAAAGAGAAAGCTCTTGCCGATGAAAACGATACATCGGAACTTATCAGAAAGCTCAAAAACGAGCGAAACGAACTGTTAAGGCAAGTTTCATCAGTTGATACAAAGATTGAGCTTGGTGTGGCGAATAACAAGCGTATAGATGATAGCATAGCTGACCTTGAAAATAAGAGAACAGACCTCAATCAGGAGATTGCCGATTGGGAGAGAAAGCTTGACTTGCTGAAAGAGTTTACACGTAAGAAAAACGAACTCTTACAGACTGACGTTAATAAGTATCTGAATTTTGCCACAGCAAAGCTTTTTAGACCGCTCTTAAATGGTGATACCGAGGAGTGCTGCGACTTTGTTTACAATGGTGAAGCATACGCAAGAAATCTTAACCATGGTGCAAGAATGTTAGTTGAGGTTGACGTGTGCCGAGCTTTTCAGAAAGTGGCAAGTGTTAATTTCCCGATTATTATTGATGATACAGAGAGCGTTGACGATTGGAGAATCCCACAGATTGATAACCAATTAATTATGTTGAAGCACACGCAGGACAAAGAGCTTGTGATTGAAAATATGGAGGTATAGAGATGATTAAAGCAGAAGACGGAGAAGTTACATTTAGAGGCATAAGAAGCCATGTTATGGCAGAGGCGGTCACTATTTTACGTGCGCTTAAAGAGACTGTTTCAGAGGAAGAGTACAAAACGGTGATTAGACTTGCTGATAAAAGCGAGAAGCAGTTAAGTGGCGAAGCCGAGAGAATGAGAGAAGTGATTAAAAAGTTACTTGGATTATAGGAGGTATAGAAATGAGTATTAAGAAGAGAAATTATTACATGGGCGGGAAGAAACATACTGTGGAGCTTAAGTATGACGGATATATGTATACAGTCATATCTGACGGAGTTTTATTCAAGCAGACACCTAATGAACTGTTTGCGGTTCAGGTTTTCAATGAGATTTAGGAGGATTAATTATGGCAGAGAATACAGCAGTTGCGGAAAAGAAAACATTTAGCATGGCACTGACAGATAAGCTTGATAGCGTATCAGAAGCACTACCAAAGGATTTTAACAAGGCTAGGTTCGTGCAGAATGCATTAGCACTTATCAACGATAACCCGGCATTACAGAAATACAGTCAATCACAGCTTACAGCCGGACTTTTAAAAGGTGCTTATCTTGGCTTAGATTTCTACTCAAAGGAGTGTTACTTGGTGCCTTATGGAAATCAGCTTAACTATCAGACGGATTACAGAGGTGCTAAGAAATTGGCAAAGAAGTATTCTATCAGACCGATTAAGGACATTTACGCAAAGTTAGTTCGTGCTGGAGATAGCTTCGAGGAAAAGATTGTAAGTGGAGAACAGACTTTTGATTTTAAGCCATTGCCATTTAATGACGGAAAAATAATCGGTGCGTTTGCCGTTTGTTTATACGCTGATGGTGGTATGCAGTATGACACAATGAGCCTTGCAGACCTTGAAAACACAAGAAAGTCAAGTAAGGCAAGCAATAGCCCAGCTTGGAAGAATTTCACAGGTGAGATGTATAAGAAAACTGTACTTCACAGGCTTTGCAAACACATTGAGTTAGACTTTGAGAATCCGACACAGCAGAACACATTCTTAAGCGGAATGGAGATTGAAACCGACCCGCAGAAGTTAGCTGAAAATGATATTGAGCAGAACGCAAACACAGTAGATTTTGACGAGGACAACATAATTGATGTAGAGCCGACCGACACAGCCGACAAGCAGTCAGAGGAGCTACCGCCGTTCATGCAGAGTGAGGAGAGCTGATATGAGAGTAATTTCACAGAACGGAACAATAGATGTTCCTTATGAAAACTTTGTTTTTTCAATATTAAATAGTAGTGGTGGGAATTATGGAATTGTTGCAGTTAAAAATGTCGCAGAGCCACCGGAACTTTTTATGAACAGCCTTATAGCAACCTATTCCACCGAAGCAAAGGCAATTAAGGCTATGGAAATGCTTAGAAAACAGTATAAGAGATTGGAAACTTTGAAACTTTATACGAAGGGAAGTCACGAAGATATAAGGGAAATATTAACATTAGATGAACTTGGATGCACAATTTTAAAAACTAGAAAGCTAAGCGTTTTTCAATTCCCACAGGATGATGAAATCGAGGTGTGAATATGGCAAAACACACAATGCAGGAATTATACCAATGGCAAGCATTACCGCTGAATATCAAGGTTTTAATGACAGCGGAGAGAATAAGAAACTGGGTAAATGAATTTGGCGAAGATGGCGTGTATCTGTCATTTAGCAGTGGCAAAGACAGCACAGTTTTAGGACATATAATCAGAGTAGTTTGCGGATATAAAAATATTCCTTTTGTGTTCGTAGATGTCCCGACACAATATCCAGAGTTGAAGCAGTTTGCCAAGACTTTTGATAACCTTGTGATTTTGAAACCCAAGATTTCATTTGCAGAAGTTTGTGAAAAGTATGGATTTCCGATGTTTTCAAAGGAAATATCAGAATGTGTTGCAGATAGTAGAAAATACATTAGAATCCTTACAGACAGACAGACAGACAGACAGACAGACAGACAGACAGAGATTCCGTTTGCTTATCGCATAGCCGACCTGATAGGAATAGACAGGAGAGCAGACAAAGAAAACAAAGCTTTTGCGGATTTAAAGATGGGGAATATCCCTAGCGAAATTCTGAAAGCACCTATCAGAGTAAAACAGTTATTTGGTGTCAAGCGCGAAGATTTTGGCAGTATGTATGACAGGTCAAAGTACTTATTTATGCTAAATGCACCATTTGAAGTATCTAATCAATGTTGCAAGGTAATGAAGAAACAGCCTATGCACCAATACAACAAAGATACAGGCAGAGTACCTATTACCGCTCAAATGGCTAGTGAAAGCAAATTAAGGACTTCACAATGGTTACAGAATGGTTGCAATGGATTTGACTTGAAAATTCCAACAAGTAACCCTATGAGCTTTTGGACGGAACAAGATGTGCTTTTATATATCAAGGAGAATAATCTGCCAATATGTTCCGTTTATGGCGAAGTAGTCACAGATTATGAAGCTATGGGGCAATGCGAGAATCAGATGTCATTTGCGGATTTTGGAATTTTTGATAAGGAAAGACCATCGCTGAAAACAACAGGATGTCAAAGAACAGGTTGCGTGCTGTGCGGATTCGGATGTCACTTAGAGAAAGAAAGCAGATTCTTAAGGTTGAAAGAAACACATCCTAAATTTCACAATCTGCTTTACATCTTGAAAAACAATGGCGTGACATACGCAGAAGCTATTGATTGGGTGAATGAACACGGAAATATGAATATTAAGTATTAAAGGAGTACTTAAATGAAACTTAAATGCATCGCCACAGGAAGTACAGGGAACTGCTACACCCTAACTTCCGACAGTGGAGAAACGCTTATCCTTGATTGCGGAATACCGATTAAGGAGATTAAAAAAGGCTTAGATTGGAACATTAAAGATGTTGTGGGTGTGTTATGCACCCATAAACACCTTGACCATAGCAAGTCATTAAACGATTTTAAGGATATGGGAATACCGATTTATGCACCATATTTGAAGATTGATTATATGTCAATGAACATGGGCGAATTTACAGTAAAACCTTTTGATTTAATGACAATAGACGGAAGCTGGACACACACACACGCAAACGGCGAACCTTGCCCGATATATGGCTTTCTGATTACTCACAAGGAAATGGGGAGAATGCTTTATATAACCGATTGTGAAGTTGTCAAGTGGAAGTTTAAAGACATAAACCACATTCTCTTAGGTGTGAATTATGACAAAGATTTAATCGACAGGGATAACACAGGCAAAGCTAACCATGTATTCAGAGGTCACTTATCCATTGACACAGCTTGTGATTTCGTTAAGGCAAATTATTCTGATAGCTTACAGAACGTCATAATGTGCCATCTATCGGCAGAAAATGCTGATAGTGATAGTTTTATCGAGAAGATGAAAAAAGTTGCTTATGGGGCAAATGTAGATGTTGCGGAGCGCAATAAGGAATGGCTACTTGCTAATCCTAATGAGTGCCCTTTTTAGGAGGTAAAAATGAAGTTATTCAAAACACATAGAGATATTGAAATAGACAAACGATTTGGAAATGTGAGAATTTCAACATTCAAATATTCAAAGCCTATTGAAAATTCCAATAAGTGGGAGCACTACACAGAAGTTAGCTGTTGGTATGATAACGATTGCGAGAATTGCCCTTGTGGTTGGGAAACCATGAGCTATGAGGGAGAATGTGATGATTGCGGGTGCTTGTTTGATAAAAATGGATATTTTAATGTTCCAGTTTGGAAATGTGTGTTGCCTAAGTGGATAAAGAGATTATTTGCTAAGCACAAAGAAAAAGAGTGTCCGTTTTAGAAAGGAGAATTGATATGCGACTTAAAGATGTTTCAGAAAGATTTGATAGTAGCAAATTCTACAAAGGCAAGTACAAAAAGTTTGAGTGCCATATTAACTATTCTTCTAATGATGATATTTGGTATTATTGCATATCGTCTAATGATGAAAGAGATATAAGGTACAACAGCTTGTGGAATGGCATAAAATTTAAAACACAGGAGGAATGTGTAAACGCTTGTCAGAAATACATTGATGAAGTAATTAAAGGTGGAAAGGAGCAGTAATGGAGAGATTAACAGAAAGCAATCCATCATGGATAGATGATGAATTATGGGAAAGGGCTTGCGAGCCAGGCTGTGAAGAAATAGACGCAGTATATCGAAAACTAAAAGATTATGAGGACTTAGAGGAACAAGGCCGACTTGTTATTCTACCTTGCAAATATGTGTATTACATTGTTGATATAAACAATCCCAAGTATGCAATGGTTATGAAAAGACCTATAAGAGAACTTGCGATATACGAGATTGAGGATATTGACAAGGAAAAT